CGCGGCGCCGCCCGCCTAGGCATACGGGCGGCGCCACCCTCTTCGACCACCAACACCCGCCGTGAGCAAGGGTGGTCGTGGCCCCGCACGCCGAACAGGCCGGGGCGAACCTTCAGGCCACAGGAAGCCGACACCATGCCCACAAGCGCAATCACAGACGGCGAACAACGCGTACTAGACGCCCTTCAGTCCGCCGACGCCCACCCTGACTTCACTCCCGAACAGATCCACGAGCTAGTCCGTCAGTCCCAAGGGCACGTCATCTACTTCATGCAAGCGGGCCCATCGGGACCGATCAAGATCGGCACGACACGCGCCGACCGACTACAAGCCCGACGCGACCAACTACAAATCGCCAACCCGTACCCGATCGAAGTCCTCGGAACCTCTCCCGGCGACAACCGACTAGAACGCCGAATACACATGCTGTTCGGCCATCTACGAATGCATGGCGAGTGGTACTGGCCGCACCCCGACCTCGTGGCTGTCGCTACAGGCCGCCGCGACGTTTTCGACACAACGCACGCGCAATGGCAAAATCAAAGCTGACACCCGCAGTCCACAAACGCCTGGTCACAGCGCTCTCAGCAGGATGCTTTCGCATCGTCGCCGCCGAAGCCGCAGGCATCCACCGGACAACGCTGTACGGCTGGCTAGAAAGAGGCGAAGCCGACCACGAGGCAGGGCTGCAAACAGCGTACGCATCACTGTTCGCAGCGGTCCTTGTGGCAGAAGCGAACGCCGAGGTTGTGGCGGTCGAGACGATTCGTGAAGCGTCTCCGGACGACTGGCGTGCCGCCGCCTGGTATCTCGAGCGCCGCTACCAGGACCGGTGGGGCGGCAAGATCGCGGTCGAGCACTCCGGCACAGTCACCCACGACCTGAGCGGACTAACGGACAGCGAGCTTGACGAGCTGGAGGCAGAGCTTGACCGTCGTCTCGGCGGCTAAGACTCGCGGTCAGCGCATCGAGCTCAAGCGCGAGCGGGACCGTCGCGCATGTTTCGCGGACCCCTGCGTGTTCATGGAACGCAACGTGCAGATCGAGGAACCCGACGGCACCGTCATCCCACTGCAACTGTGGCCGTTCCAAGCGCAGGCCGTCCAGGCGTTGCATACCGATCGGGCGGTTATCGTTCTCAAAGCCCGCCGCCTCGGTTTGTCGTGGATCTATCTGGCGTACGCCCTGTGGCTCGCGATCGTTCAGCAGGGCGTCCGGGTTCTGATTCTGTGCAAGACCGAAGCGGACGCCGCCGAACTCTTGGACCGTATCCGCCGGATGCGTGACCGGATCGCCACAGACCCGGCGACCCGCCACATGCTCGCGAAACTCGAACCGGTCACCAAAACCCGTGACCACGTCACCGCCCTCGACATCGGCGCCTCAACCATCAAAGCGCTTGTTGGCACCCCGGCCGCCGCTAGGTCCGAAACCGCCGGGCTCGTCCTTCTCGACGAGTTTGCGTTCCAACGCGGCGCCGGCGAAATCTGGCGGTCCGTGCTGCCGACCGTTGAGGGCGGCGGCAGGCTCGGTGTGATCTCAACCGGCAACGGTCCGGACACACAGGCCGGCACCGGCGGCGAGTTCGCCCGCCAATGGGCAAGGGCCGCCCAAGGTATCTCCGGGTTCACACCATTGTTCTTTTCGTGGCAGGCCCGGCCCGGTCGTGACCAGGTGTGGAAGACCAGGGCGTTGGCGCAGCTTGGTGACCCGGACCGGTTTCGTACCGAGTATCCGGAGCATCCGGATGATGCGTTCGTATCACCCGACACCGAGCTTGTGTTCTCACCGGCCGGTATCGATGCGGCGGTCAAGCTCGGCACCCAGCATCGTGATATGCGCCTGGCCGGCACGTTGCCACCACCCGTCGGTGAACGCTTGATTCTCGCCGCCGACTGGGGCGTCAACAGTCACATCCTTCTGCTCTGGCCATTGGAGGCCGGTGGCTGGCATGTGTGCGGCGAGGTCGTCTACCACGGTGATTCGGTGTGGGATGCGGCACCAAAAGTCGCTGCACTGATTGAGCAGACCGGGTGGCCGGTGAGTGAGGAACGCTACGACGCCTCAATGCCCGGCCTGAACGCCGCGTTCCTCAAAGCGCTCGCGGAACACATCGGCAAGGTGAAGTACCTGGCGGTCCCGTTCAACCGGTACAAGACGCTGGGTGCCGACTACCTACGCCTGCTGGTCTCCAACACCCGAACAGGCCAGGTCGCGCCGCTGCTGTCCATCGACAGCCAAGCCTGCCCGGTCCTCACCGAGCAGGTGCGTGGCATGAAGTACGCGGACCCCGATGCGGGCCGCATCGAAAAAGGTGATGACCACGGCTTCGACGCCCTGATCGCCGGTGTAGCCGCAACAGCAGCCAAGCGTAAAGGAGGGACGGTGACCGGATGACAGACCAGGCTGAACAGCTGATCGCAGAGATCACCGCCACCAACACCTGGCCCCTGCCACGCGAGCAGCGGATCGTTGAGACGGTCCGCAACCGGCGGGCGTTGCGGCGCGCGAACCGCCTCAGGCACCCGCATGATCTTGAGCGTGTCAAACGCCTGATGGGTTGGGCGCAACGAGCACCACACCTAGGCGTCGGCGACGTGCCACGCGAGTACGTTCACGATCCGATCGCCAGGAAGATCGGTCAATCGTTCGCGGACTTCCTGTGGTCAGGTGAACCAAGGTTCGAAGCCGCCGACGAAGCCGATCAGCCATGGTTGGGTTTGCTGGTCTCCGAAAACCATTTGCCGGACAAGCTGCACCGTGCGACCGCGACACTGATCGTTCCCGAGGGTGAGGCGTGGGTGAAGATCCATGTGGACCGCCAGGTAGCGGTCTCACCTGTGATTACGTTCGCTTCCAGGTTGGCGGTCGTGCCCGCATGGTCCGGTGAGCATTTGACGGCCGCCGCGTTCGTCACCGAAATGGTGGTGAACGATGGGTCGGCGGTGCAGACGGTGTGGCGGCATTTGGAGGTTCACGCACCCAGGGTTGTGCGGAACGTGCTGTTCAAAGGGTCGCGCACCGAGATCGGGCAGCGCCGGCCGCTTGAGGACCGCCCCGAAACCGCAGGGTTGACGGATGTGTGGGCGCACGGTCTGCCGATGCTGTGCCAGCGCTGGGTCAACACGTTGGACGACGACGACCACCAGCTTGGTGTCTCGGAGTTTGATGGCATTCTCGACTTTCTGCGCACGTTGAATGAGTCGAGGGTGATTGCCGCCGAGAACGCTAGGTTGACCGCCAAGAAACGCCTGTTCGTAACCGACGACATCTTGAGCCCGGACGGCACGTTCGATGCCGGTGCCGACGTGATCGCCACGGGTAGTGACGGCCATACCCTTGGTGAATCATCGGGCCGGCCACCCGTCCAGGCTGTTGAGTACAGCTATGACAGTGAGCCGTTGATTGCTCACACCGATCACACCCAGGACAGCATTTTGGCTGCGGTTGGGTTGGTTCCGCAGATCGTTGGCCGGCATGTTGGTGGCCGCGCCGAAACCGGCACAGCGTTGAAGGTCCGACTGATCCCAACCATCGCCGCCGCTGAAGCAAAAGCCCGTCAGCCCGACAGCAAGCTGCCACTGCTGCTACAGCTCGCAGCCATGGTCGACGCGCTCCCTGTCGACCAGTACGGCTTCAACCGCCGCTACCTGGGTCTGTCGAAGCCACCAACCGTCACCCGCGCATCACTGCTACCGAGGGATGACACGGAGATCGTGCAGGACAACGCGACCGCTGTCGCCGCCGGCATCCGGTCGCGCAGAACCGCGATCGCAGAGCAGTGGCCGGCATGGACCCCGCAGGATGTTGACGACGAGCTTGAGCAGATCGCTGCTGATGAGCGCATTGATCTTCCGGTTCTTCCTGAGCCTGATTCTTCGCCCGTCTAGGGCGCCGCTAGCAACACCCCGTAGGCCCCGGCGTTGAAGTGGGCCGCAGGGATCGCCCAACCCGTTCACGGGGCGCGAAACGTGAACGCGAAAGCCAAAGGACAGCAGTTGCAATGACCAAGGTCGATGACCAGAAGGTTGAGCAGGCCGAGCAGGTTGACGGCCAGGAACAGCAGGATGAAGCACAGGCCGTGCCGCCCGCTGACGACTGGACACCACCAACCAAAGCGGAGTGGGAACAGCAGCAGTCAGCGATCGCCCGCTACCGGCGCGAGAAGGAAGCGCAGGAAAAGGCGGCCAAGCAGGCTGAGCAGGCAAGGGCAGAACAGCAAGGTGAGTGGGAAGCCCTGGCCCGACAGCATGCCGAGGAGCGCGACCAGATCCAACGTGAGTTGGACACGGTCCGTCAGGAACAGCTCATTGTTGAGAAGGCCAGCAATCTGCGGTTCCGCCGGCCCGACTATGCGTTGAAGCTCCTGCCGGCCGATGTTGACCGCAACGACCCAGTCGCCGTTGAGCAGGGTTTGCAGGCCCTGCTGGCGGATGATCCGCAACTGAAGTCCGATGGCAGCGCCACCGCATCTACTGGCACTCAGTCGAGTGGGGAGGCGCAAGCTCAATCCCTAGACGAGCAGATCGCGGAAGCCGAAGCCCGCAGCGATTGGCGAACAGCCGGTGCCTTGAAGGCACAGAAGATCGCGGCAGGTCCGGCCCCCCGCACCTAACACACAGGAGACATTCCAATGCCCGGACTTTCCGGACGAATCACCACGTATGCGTCACCGAACTATCACGGTGAACTGTTCTCATTGACACCCTCTGACACCCCGTTTCTGTCCGCCATTGGTGGTCTGACCGGCGGGAAGCGCGCCACCGGCACCGTTGAGACGGAGTGGCAGGCCGCCGATCTCCGCGAGGGCGCGGTTGACCGTCAGCGCCTTGAGGGTGCCGACGCACAGACCGCCACTGGCCGTTCCCGCCTGAACATCAGCAACGTGCTGGAGATCCATCAGGAGACGGTGGATGTCAGCTACACGAAGCTGGCGGCGGTGCAGCAGTACTCTGGCATCAACATTGGTGCCACAGACAACCCGGTCACGAACGAGGCGGCCGAGCAGATCACGTCCGCGATCAAGTCCAAGGCTTTGGACATCGAGAACGTGTTTTTCAACGGCAAGTACCAGAAGCCGTCGGACAACACGACCGCCCGCAAGACCCGTGGTCTGATCCAGGCTGCCACGGCCGGCATTAACAGCATGGCGAACGTGAAGGCGCTCGGCACCGTCGTCACCGGCGTGTCGATCACGGCGTCAACGTCGCTGTTCGCGAAGTCGTCTCATGGTCTGGTCGATAACGATCAGATCGTGATCGTTGGTGGCGAAGTCGGTGGTTTCAGTGATCGCGACGTGTATTTCGTGCGTGACGCTGCGGCCGGCAACTTCAAGGTTGCTAAGACGGTTGGTGGGACCGCGATCGTTCCGGCCGCCGATGTTGCCGCGGTGACGGTCACGAAGACCGCTGCGCTCGACAGTGCGGACGTGCTGGATTTGATGCAGAAGGTGTGGGAGAACGGTGGTATCCGGGAGTCGGACACCGCGACCCTGTTCGTTGGTGCCGCACAGAAGCGTGCGTTGACCGCCGAGTTCATCACTGGTGTGAACTATCAGGAGATGACCCGCAACATCGGTGGTGTCAACATGCAAACTCTCGAAACCGACTTCGGACGGGTCAACCTCGTGCTGTCCCGTTACGTCCCGAAGTCGACGGTCGTCGTTTGCTCGCTCGAGCAGTGCGCACCACGCCTGCTGGAGATCCCCGGCAAGGGCGTGTTCTTCGTTGAGCCGCTGGCGAAGACCGGGGCATCGGACCGCTCGCAGCTGTACGGTGAGATCGGCCTGGAGTATGGGTCGCCGCTCGCCCATGGTGTGCTGACCGGCTGCAAGGCATAGTCACGCACTGGCAGGCCCCAACCCACATCATGTGGGTTGGGGCCTGCCGTGTTCCCGGCTGTTCAACACACGGAGAACCGATGGCAATCTATGCGACCGTCACTGATCTGCAGGCAGCACCCGGCATGTCCACCGTGCCGGACAGCGAGTGCGAGCGGCTGCTCGACACCGCTGAAACGCTGATCGACCGGTGGCTTGGCCCGATGCCCGTGTCGGAAACTACTGGTCGCAAGATTGACGTGAGTGGGATCGGTGTGTGGCGGGCCGGCCGGCTACGCGGTGTGACCGTTGCGTTGGCCGGCCGTGTGTACCGTCAGCCCGACATGCTCACGGGTGAGCGTTGGCAGTCACAGTCCGGCCCTGACTTCAAGATGTCCGGACCAGTCCGAACCGGTGCGGCCGCTTTGCTTGGCGACGACCTGGTCGCGGACCTGCTGTCACTTGGACTTCACCGGCGGACCGGCCGGGCGGTCGTGTAACCGGTGGCCGGCATGGCACTTCATCTGGCGGGGGTTGGTGCGGCCCGCACCCAGCTCGTCGTGCTGCCGGACATGCCGGTCGTCACGATCGACACGGCGGCGGGCAGCGACTTTCATGTCACTCTGGGCGGTGATCGTACGCTTGGCCCGCCGGCTCATGCACCGGCCGGCGGTTCGCAGGCGTTCACGCTCTGGTGCCAACAAGACCAGACAGGTGGGCGGGCCTTGACGTTCGACCCTGTGTTTGCGTTCTCCATCATGCTGCCAGCACCGGTGCTGACCGCCACACCGGGCGCGGTTGATGTGCTGGCGTTCCGGTGGCTGGCCGGCCGGTGGCTGCTGGTTGGTGCAAACCAGGGATTTGTGTTGTGAGAAAGCGAGAGGGAGACCGATCACGGTGAGCAAGACTGACTATTGCGAGAACAAGGTTCTCGATCACATCAACGGCAAGTCGTCGTTTACGATGCCAACCGCCTACGTCGCGCTGTTCACGGCGGCGCCGTCCGATGCGGGCGGCGGCACCGAAGTCAGCGGCGGCAGCTATGCGAGGGTTGCAACGTCGGGCGCGACCTGGACGGCGGCGTCGGCGGGTGCGACGTCGAACGCTGCGGCGGTCACGTTCCCGACCGCCAGCGCCTCGTGGGGCACGGTCACGCACTACGCCCTGTTCGACGCCTCCTCGTCCGGGAACATGCTCAGGTGGGCGGCACTGACCGCATCGAAGACAATCGGGTCCGGTGACACCGCAAGCTTTGCGATCGGCGCCTTGCAGATGACCGAGGACTAGGCGTTGCCGGAGCGGCTTGCCAACGATTTCGCGACGGCCCTGTCGGCGGCGGTTTCGTCGTCGGCTACATCGCTGCCGGTCACGACGGCGGCACCGTCGGCGTTGCAGGCCGGCGAGTTCAGGGTGCGCGTCGACGACGAGATCATGCTCGTGACCGCAACCGGCGGGTCCGGCGCGTCACCGTGGACCGTCACTCGTGGCGTGGAGGGCACGACGGGGGCGGCGCACTCGTCGGCAGCTGCTGTCACGCATGTGCTGACCGCCGCCGCGCTCGCGCGGGCCGCGAGGTACGGGCCGTTCTATACCCCGGACGCCTACGGAACGTTCGGAACGTCGGCGACCGGCACACAGAACGCCGCGGCGATCCAGGCCGCGATCGACGCCGCAGCAGCCAATGGTGGCGGCGTCGTCTTCGTCCCGGAGGGCACGTTCACGGTCCGGCAGATCGTGATGAAGTCGCACGTCACGTTGAAGGGCGCCGGCCATTTGGCGACGCGCCTGGTGTTGGAGGCGTCGCAGAACAAACCGGCGATCATCAACAAGGTGTCGTCGAACGGCACGTCCGATCCGAACGCTCTGTACTTCGTGATTCGTGATCTGTGTGTGGATGGCAACAAGGCCAATAACACTTCGGGTGGCGGCATCGTCCTGTCTCGCAACCCGCAGTTCTCACCGGCCACCGTCGATGAGGGCGGCGATAGCGATCTTGCGTGGGAGAACCAGGCGACGGTTGAGAACGTGATGGTGCTGCGAGCGAAGGACAACGGGTTCGCTTCGGAGAACATCGGCACCGTCAGGTTCGTCACCTGTTTCGCCGAGCACTGTGACGGCAACGGCTTCTATCCCGGGTTCGACTCCCAGCTTGTCGGGTGCATCGCCTCGAACAGCGGCCTCGCCGGGTTCCATCTCGACTCCCCGAACATTCGCGTCACCGCCTGCAAGAGCTACTACTCCGGCAAGTCAACCGATTCGGCCGGGTTTCGGATCACGGCGAACCATCAGATGCTCGCCGGTTGCGAGTCCCAGGACAACACCGGCCCCGGCTACCAGATCGATTCGGCGCACGGTTCGGTGATTCAGGCGTGCATGGCGGACTCCAACTCGACCGCCGGGGTCGGCGCCTACCCAGGTGTGGACCTCTGGGCGGCGAACAGCAACGTGATCGACGTTGCCTGCTCGGAGCGCAAGGTGGGCGCGTCGAGCTGGCAGCAGAACGCCGTGCAGATCCGGTCGACGTCGGCGAACAATCAGATCCAGGTGACGCACTGGGCGGAAGGGTCCGCGAGCATTGGTGCTGCGGTGCAGGCGATGGTTGCCGGGAACACGGTGATCGTCAATAACCAGCTTGGCTCCCAGTCGGTTGCGTACAGCGCGACGGTGACCCCGGACCCGTACAAGGGCGGCCATGTCGTCGTCGGCACGTTGACCGGGAACGTCACGATTGCCGCCCCGTCGAACGCGCACCAGGGCTGCCGCCTCGCCTTGCAGCTCACCCAGGACGGCACCGGGGGGCGGACGATCACGTTCAACGCGGTGTTCAAGAAGAACTGGACGCCCGTCACGACGTCGGGCAAGGTCAACACGATCGAGTTTGTGTATGACGGCACCAACTGGGTGCAGGTCGCCGGCACCGTCGGAATCTAGGAGAGGCAGAGCCGTGACGATCAAGACCCGAGACGAGCTCGTGAACGCGATGGCGAACGGTGCGGACCGTTTGATCTTCGACAAGGCGTCGATCGCTAACGCTGCCGCCGGTCAGTGGCACTCGCTTTGGCGGGCAACCGGCCAGCCTGGCCAGGGTGCCATCCCGGCAGCGGTCGCCGCTTGCGATCACACCCTCACCGGCGGTCACGGGTTCTCACAGCAAACCAGTCCGGCAACGTCGTATCTGGCGTTGATGGATGCGATGTGCTCGAACGCCAACACAACTCTTGAGTTCCATGACCGGTTGGCGCACATGGGTGGTCTGGTTGGCAACACCGGGTCGCCTCAGTCCGTGAACCTTGACCTGGACTCGTTGAAGTCCGGCAACGATCTGGCCGTCAGGATCGGGTCGGCGGACTACAGCGACGTTCAGTGGTGGCTGGAGTGGTATACGGACACCGGCTCGACGGCTGTGACCGTGACCGTGAACGTCACGTCTGACGAAACGTCGACCGGCAACTTGCCGGGCCAGTCGCTCGCGGCAACCAGGCGTGCGTCGTTCATGCAGTCGCTGAACGGCCTGATCCCAAGTGCGAAGGCGGGCCAGTACATCCGTGGTGTGAACTCGGTGACGCTGTCAGCGACGACCGGCACGGCAGGCAACTTTGGTGTGACGGCCACGAAGTACCGGGCCGGTTGCTTCCGGCCGTTGGCGAACGCACGAATGAGCGATGACTGGGCGGCGTTGGGCTGCCCGGAGGTTCCGAACAGCTCCTGTCTGTTCATTGTGGAGATCGCAGGCACGACCTCGACCGGCATTGTTAGGGCGACCGGCAAACTGATTCACGGATAGCCTGATGGCGGTAAAGCTGCCACAGGTTGACCGGAAGGTTGTTCTCGACCGGTTCGGGTACACCGGCATTGGTGGCGGCTTGGACCTTTGGGATGATGGTCTTGTCGGCGAGCTGCTGATCTCCGACTGGTTTGACGCCGAGCCGCCGCCGGAACCGCATGTTCATGGTTCGGGTTCCGGGCAGCTTGGCCGGGAGCAGCTTGGTGCGACGATGGTGCTCGGCAGGGCGCCCGCGCCTGCCGGCGCATCCGTCGCGGTCGAAGCATCGGATGCGGGAACGTCGTCGGACACGGCAACGCTCGTGGCCGCCCGCAACCTTGCGACCGCCGACATCGGCAGCTCCTCGGACACCGGCGCACTGTCACCCGGTCGCGGACTTGCGGTCAGCGATCCTGGAACGTCGTCGGGTTCGGGCACGCTCGGACTCGCCCGGCCTGTCACGGTCAGCGACGCGGGCACATCGGCAGATACGGGGGCGCTCGCGCCCGTACGCGGACTAGCAGCGGCCGACGCGGGCGACTCGACCGACACCGGCACGCTCGCGGCCGTTCGTCCGGTCGTCGCGTCGGATGCGGGCGGCTCATCGGACACCGGCACGCTGGGCGCCGCCCGGCCGCTCGCCGCCAGTGACACGGGCGCCTCGGGCGACACGGGCGCCGCAACGGTCGCATACCGGGTCGCGGTCAGTGACACTGGCGGCTCGTCTGACAGCGGGTCGCTATCACCAGCTCGCGGCCTGACCGTCACGGACACCGGCGATTCGTTCGACACCGGGGCTGTTGCGGTCGCCCGGCCACTGGCCGCGTCGGACACCGGGTCGTCGTCGGACACAGGTGATCTGACCCGTATCCCGGCAGGCATCGTGCTGGCCGCCACCGACGCTGGCAGCTCGGGTGACACGGGTGCGGTCACGATCGCTGTCCGGGTCGCCGCCAGCGACAACGGGTCATCGGCAGACACGGTGGCCACGACCGTTGCCTACCGGATCGCCGTCACCGACACCGGCGGCTCGGGCGATAGCGGGACGATCGCACCCGGTCGCGGTCTTGCCGCCACCGACACGGGTGCCGGCACCGACACGGGCACGCTCAGCCTGAACCGGGCTGCAGCCACCACAGATGCTGGCAGCTCGTCGGACACGGGGCTCCTCGGCCTCACCCGGCCCATCGCCACCGGCGACAACGGCAGCTCCACAGACACCGGTGATCTGACCCGCACACCTGCCGGACTGCACCTCGTCACCAGCGACGGTGGCAGCTCCACAGACACCGGTGGTCTGGTCGTCACCTACCGTGCCAACGTAGCCGACGCCGGAGGCTCAAGCGACACCGGTGCCCTGACCGTTCAGGTGCGGGTCGTTGCCGTCGACACCGGCACCTCCACTGACACCGGCCTGCTGCGTGCGACCCGCTGGCTCGCCACCATCGACACCGGCGCCAGCACGCTCGACGGGCACCTGGCGGTCATCGCCGGACTCGTCACGATCGACACCGGCAACTCGACCGGCACCGCCACCCTGACCGTTCATCAGCGACCGCAAGCCACACACACAATGCTGCTCGCCGGAACACCGTTCTAACACCTTGTCTGTTCTCACCCACACCTACCCAACACCCGTCGACCCCTGGGTCATGAGCCACCCATGGGGCACCGTTCACCCAGCCGTCATCGCCGTCGACACCTCGGGCGCCACATGGCTTGTCGCACCCGACTACACCATCGACGGGCAAGTCACAATCAGCTTCGGCACACCTGTCGCCGGCACACTCACCCTGATCGGTGACTATGCGAACATCGCGGCACCGGCACCCGTGTTGCCGGCCCCGGTACCAACCGTCTGCAGGCCACCATTCGAGAACGCTGTCCTCGCAGGCATCGCCAAACCCGGCCAGGTTGATGAGTACGGCGACCCGACCGGCAACGGTGACCTGCTCTGGGCCGGTGCCGCACCCGGCTACCTGCGACGCTCTCGTGGCACCGTTGTGTCCGGCGGCCAACAGGTCCAGGTGATCTCCGACCGGTTCGTGATCCGTGACCTTGCCGGCGTGCCCGTGGTCGAAACGCCTGGGGCGAGGTGGGCCGGGTCGACGGTCACGATCGATGACATGCGTACCGGGGTTGCGGTGCGCCGCCAGTTCACCGTTCAGGCCATGGTTCATTCGGCGACCGGGTCCAGTGTTGACAGTCTGCGTTTGGATCTGACGGACGAGACTCAGGTGTGAGAGGCTGACCCGCGATGGCAACCAATCCGCAGAATCTGCCGTCGGATCGTGACGCCCGCCGCCTCACCCGCCTATATGTGGAGGCGCAGCGCACGATCGTGCAACAGATCGAACTTGCGGTCCGGTCCGGTCGGCTGCAAACTGCCCGGCTCCGCCGCCTGCAACTCGCTGCTGTTCTCGCATACCTGGATCAGATCGGCGCCGCGACCGATCCGCTGGCCCGCCAGCTCGTCGCCCAGGCCGTCGAGGACGGTGCCCGACTAGCCGACCGGGACATCCGCCGGCTCGGCGCAACCACCACACCCGTCGCAGAGCAGGCGTTCGCTGCAGTGAACCAGGAGGCTGTTCAGGTCGCAACCGACGCGCTGACCGGGCGACTGTCGGCGGCCCGCCAAACCGTTGGCCGCACCGTCGACGATGTGTTTCGCCGCCACGGCCTCGAACAGACCGCACGCGCATTGCTCGGCGTCGAGGGCTCGCCGCAGACAGCGTCCCGCAGGCTGGCCCGCCAGCTCGCGGCAGGCGGCCAAACCGGGTTCGTGGACAGTGCGGGCCGCCAGTGGAAGCTCGCGGACTACGCCCAAATGGCGGTCCGAACCACAACCCGCCAGGCCGTTGTCACCGGCCAAGTCAACCGGCTTGCCTCCCACAACATCAACCTTGTGGAGATCTCCAGGCATGCGTCACCGTGCCGGATCTGTGCGCCGATGGAAGGCCGTCTGATTGACCTGACCGGCAGGTTGACCGAGTACCGCGGCCAACCGGTATCAACGGACACGCCGTTGCCACCGTTTCACCCGAACTGCCGGCACACGATCTACGGTGTTAGCGTGATGGCAGATCAGGCCCGTGACCAACTAGCAGCCGGGACGGCAGGGTAGGGTCGGGATGCCTCAGGTCAGCTATGTGGGTTCCGAAGTGCTGATCGGCCGGGCAATCGGTGTCCTCGAGGATGCGGTTTCGCAGTCCGGTGAAGCGCTCGCCACCACGGCGCAACGGCTGGCACCGGTCGACACCGGCACGCTACGCGCCTCCATCCACGTCGACAGCGTTCAACGGACGGGCCGGTCCGTTACCGCAACGGTCGCGACCGGTGGCGAAGCCTCCGAATACGCCGTCTACGTCGAGCTTGGCACCCGCCGGATGGGCGCCCAACCCTACATGACACCGGCGCTCGCCCAGCACGAGCCGGTCCATGCTCAAATGTGCGCCAACGCGTTGAGAGGAGCGTTTGGTGCCTGAACTTGATGTTGCCGAACAGCTCCGCGCATTCCTGATCACCAACAACGTCGCGGTCCCAGCGGCATCGGCGAACGGTATTGACCCTGTCATCTTCTGCACCCCGCGTGACGGCGCACCACTACCCATCAAGCCCGCGAACGGCCCGGACTACAGTGCCGGCACCATCACGCTCACAACACCCACCGAGCCATCAGCCGGCGAGGACCACTCCAGGGTCAAGACGATCGTCTCGATCGTGGTGCGTACCCAGCGGGCACCGCAGGCCCTGTTGATTACCCGTGCGATTCAGGCGGTTCTGACACCCTTGGAGTTGTGGGGCGGCCGCCAAATGTTTCCGATGGGAGCCATCACCAACGTTGACCTATGCCTGCCGTTCCGGGGTTGCAGGCAGGTGTCTGCTGACATGGACGGCTATGTGTACGAGCTGGCCTACGAGTTTCTGATCCGTCGCCGCCTGCTGTCAACCTGACCGTAGCCGCGGCCCGACCGCCGCACCAATGGGGGTGCCAAACACTATGTCGAAGACCGACAAGACTGTCCGCTGGTTTCAGGTCGCGTTCGACCACGACCGCCTCGCCGATGGTGGTTTGCCGCCCGCGCACCTGATCGGCATTTCGGTGCAGCGTCCGGTGATGATCGCCGGGCAGGTTCACACCCCGCCGGAACGCATCGAACTCAAAGCCGTGCCCGGCACCCGCCTGTTCCAAACGACAGACCCTGTAGTTGCTGCCGCTCTCGCACAGCTTTCAACACTGATCGAGATTGATCCGCCGACCCCGCAGCAGCTCAAGCAGCACAAACAGCAGATCACGACACCGGCCTCTGCCGGGAAGGAGAAGTAGACGATGCCGGTCACCCCGATCGAATCGAACGTTGGACTGTTCGCCCAAGCCAAGCAGCTCGCGTTGGGCACCCCAACCGCCGCAAACCATGCGTCCGTGAAGCGGCTACGGCTCGTCGACGGCGGCCTGAAAGCCGTCAAAGAAATCGACACCGAACCGTATATTGACGGCCAAGTGTTCCCGGACGCAACACCGTTCGTCACCCGCCTCGGCGGCGACGCCGGCTCCGTATCGGTCCAGGCCCAGACAACGTCAGGGGCGTTTCTGTTTGCGCAGGTCATCGGCGCTGATGTGGTCACCGGGTCCACTGACCCGTGGACCCACACAATCAGCTCCGGGAACCTGCAGGGCGCGTATCAGACGATGTGGCAGCAAACCGGTTCCAGTTCGCCGATCAACACACGGTTCTCTGATGCGCTCGTCTCGAAGTTGACGTGGCGGGTCGGTCAGGACCAGAAGGTCGCCCGAATCACCCAGGATGTGCGGGCCATCAAGACCGCCACCTGGGTCACGACGATGCCAACCGCACCCGATGAGGGCAACGACCCGTACCTGTGGTCCGAAGTCGTCGGCCAGGTGTCGATCGGTGGTACCGTCATGGCTGAGGCCGACGGTGAAACCATGGAGATTGATCGCAAGCTCGATGATCACCTTGGTGACAATCCGGCACCGGTTGCGTTCGTGCCAACGGCGGGGGAGATCACCCGGTCTGTGTCGGCGATCGTGTCCAACAACACGCTTCCCGAGATAAAGCAGGCACTGTGGGGATCGGCAACCCCGACGGATGGGACGGAGCTGTCGGCGTCGATCCGGCAGATCGCATTGAACACGAAGTATGTGCGGTCCGCGTCCCGGTCGATCGAGATTCAAACACCGAAGGTCATCGTTGACCTTGGCGACTTTGATTTCTCGCCGTCACCGGACGGCGGCAAACTGAGCGTGTCGTTCGGTGGCCGTTGCCGTCCGGACGGCGGGACACCGGCGGTGACGGTGATCGCGAAGACCGGTGACACGGCCGCCTACGTCTAAACCCATGACCGACACCACAACCACCACAGCGAAGTCAGCGGGTGGCCAGGCCGGCGGCAGTCTGCCGCCGGTCACGGTCGGCAAAATCGGCCGGCTCCTCACCATGCTCGAGGAGCTGTACGACGAGCAGCGCGACCAGTCGCTCAGCAAGATGCGCGACCATTTGGACAGTTCGCGCGAAGCGACCCGCCGGCCGATCACCGCCCAAGAAGCCGTTTCGTATTCGGCGATGATGACGGATCTGATCGGCGATCAGGCCGCCACACCAACCGAGCTACAGGACTCCGGTCTGTGGGCACAGACCGACCCGTCCGCAACAGAGTTGCTTGTGGTTGGTGCGATGTCTGCCGGGCCGGGCCTGCTGACCGCCGCCCTGCGGTTTGTTGCGGTCATCGAAATGGACGCCGACCGCTTCCAGACCGCCGACGACGACGGCAGCCTCGACGACCTTCTCGACAGCGATGTGAAGACAATGCGCACCGTTGAGATGCCGGCGATGAGATCACGGATCGTCGCCGCGTTCACTCACTGGGCCTCACAGATCGGGGCCGGGCAGGGGGAAGCGTTGGGCCGTCTCGCCGGGACGGCGTGGGCGGCCATCGAGAACGCGGCCAGCAGAGTGACAGTCGAGACAGCGACGATGCGGGACCGGTCATCGTTGACCGGCTCGCCAGACACTACGGATGGTCCCGCCACTCCATCCTGACGATGCCCTACAGGGCGGCCGTCGCCCAGATTCGGCTGATTGACCGTCACGAACAGCACGACCTCGAGCTGCGTGCCGCACTCCACGGCGTCCGTTTGAAAGCCCAACACGGCCCGGACCGGTCGGCCGGCCGGTTTGACAGCAGCCGCACCGACGACTTGAACGAGCGAATCAAGGCCCGCTACCGACGCCGATAGCGAACAGCAAACACAACCGGTGGGTATGGAAGGGAGGCAAACCAGGTGGCATTCACCGCAGGCAACGTTGAAGCAATCCTCGGTGCCGTCGTAGACCCTTCCGGGTTCCTGAAATACGACGCGGCCATGACCAGGGCGACCGCGTCGGCTGCCAGGGCCGAGCAGGCATCTGTTGGTGCCGCAGCAGCATCAACTCGCGCGGGAACGGCCGCGGCGACCGCTGCAACCCAAACCAACCGGTTCGGCACCGCGCTTGGAACATCCGGTGCTGCCGCCAGCAAGTTCGGTGGTCTCGTCCGTCTCGGCATCGTTGGTGCCGTGGGCGGTGCGGCCGCCGCGCTCGTCGCCGCGACTAAACAGGCCGTCCGGTTCGAATCGAAAATGGCGGAATTGCAGGCGGTCACCGGGGCGTCAGCAACAGAGATGGCCGCGTTCGCGGCCGCCGCCCAGGACCTGGGCCAGAAGACCGGGATCGGTGCCACCGTCGCGTCCGACGCGCTGATCGAGCTTGCGAAGGGTGGCATGAGTGCCGCCGACATTCTTGGCGGCGGGTTCGCCGGTGCGCTCGCCTTGGCGCAGGCCGGTGCAATGGACCTGACGGCTGCCGGCCAAGCGCTCGTCAAGACACTTGCGCAGTTCGGTTTGAAAGGCAAAGACTCCGTGCACGTTGCGGACGCTTTGGCGTCGGCCGCGAACGCAACGTCGATGGATGTTGCAGATTTCACGCAGGCGCTCGCACAGGGCGGGGCCGCGGCCTCGGCGTCCGGCCTGTCGTTCGAGGACACCATCAACGTGATGGCCGCGATGGCCGACCGGTTCCAGTCCGGCTCGGACATGGGCACGTCGCTGAAGACGACGTTGACACAGCTGGCGTCACCGTCGGCGAAGGCTGCTGCCGAAATGAAACGTTTGGGCATCGAGGCGTTCCAGTCGAACGGCAAAATCAAGTCGGCCGCCGAACTCACGAAACTGCTGGGTGACAAGTTCGCGGACATGACACCAAAACAGCGGCTGCATACGGCCGCGCTGATTGCCGGCACGGACGGGATGCGGACCCTGATCGCTTTGGCGCAGGGCACGACCGACGATGTGATCAAGGAGGGGTCGGCCGCTGAGGTTGCTGCGAAGAAGACCGACACGCTTACCGGTGCGTGGAACCGGTTGAAGGCGGCGGTCGAGAATATTGGCATCAGTTTGGGCGGCCCGCTGCTCGGCCCGTTGACCGACGGCCTGGAGGCGGTCGGCGATGCGCTCGCCGGCCTGAACCGGTCCGGTGATGCCAAGCAGTTCATCTCCGACATTGGCAGCGTGTTCTCAACTGTCGGGGCTGTGCTAGAAGGCTCCGGGTTCGTTGACTATCTGCTTGGGATCGCGGAAGCGATTGGTGGTGTCGTGCACGCTGTCGCGTCGCTCGCCCGCGGCGATTTCAAGGGTGTGTTCGACGGCCTGAAAACAGCTGTCAGTGGGGTTGCCCGCTCGATCACGGCACCGTTCAAGGCGATCGGTTCGCTGATGATTGGGCCGGTCAAGGTTGCGGTCGACAAGATCCTTGGTTTGTTCACCACTTTGCTTGGTGCGGCGTCGTCGACGATGTCGGCGCTGTCTCACGTGCCGGGCATGGGCGAGTTCAAGAACCTCGCGAACGGCATTGACGAGGCCCGCGATGCTGTCGATAAGTTCCGTGAGAGTTTGCGGGACACGCCGACCGTGAAGGTCAGTACGGCGGCCGCGAAGCGTGCGCTGGCCGACCTTGCCGGCACGAAACTTGAGCCGAAAGTGATGCGCATCCTTGGCAACAGTCAGGATGCCGCCCACAAGGTCAAGGCCCTCGTCGCGCTCGGTATTCCACCGAAGACAGCACGTCTGCTTGCGAACGTTGCGCCGCTGCTGGCGGGCGTGTCAACAGCCAAGGAAGCGATCGGCCGGATTCCGTCAGGTCGCACACTCACGATCTCCGCCCGGTTTACCGGCCAGTCAGTCATCACCGGTGTGCAGGCCGCTCTGAACAGCTTGCGGGCACCAAACATTCGTATTCCGGTGGATAGGCGGGCCACGGGCCGCGGCCCGTCCGGCCCAGAGCTTGCGCTGATCGGCGAAGGCCGCCACCCGCGAGAAGCGGTCGTCTCACCTCGCGGCGGTTGGGCGTTCATGACGGCCGGGCCAATGCTCGCCGGACTGCCTGCCGACGCCTACGTGATCCCGGAAGACCCGATGCAACGCGGCCGGGCGAACGGTCTCCTTGCGATGCTTGCCGCCGATCTTGGCCTGTCCGGGTTCAAGACCGGCAAGAAGCCCGCCAAACGCGCACCGGCCCGGAAGGCTCGCTGGATACCGCACGAGCTTGACCCGCTTCGCCTTCCGCTACAGGACGTTGAGGGCAAGGTGTCGGACGCCGAACGTGTCGAGAGCGATATGGGCGGCCGGTACAAGAGGCTTCGGGACCTGTCGGTGAAGAAAGGCCCGGATGGTCGGCTGACGAAGGACGCGCAGCAGGCCAAACAGAAGCTGGCGGCCGCACGCCGCGACTGGAACCGCCAGAAGCAGATCGTTGCCCAGCGCAAAAAGGAGGCTGGGCAGGCCCGCCGCTTCGACGATCAGATCCGCCGGCAGGAAGCGATCATCAACAGGTCGGTTGCCGAAATGAGTTTGGCTGACCGGCGTGGCGACCAGGCCGGCTACGATGCGGCCGCCGGCAGGCGGGTCGCGGCGATCAGCGAGCGCCGCCGCCTGCTTGGCACGATCAGCGCAACGTTGGCAAGGCTTGGCCTGTCGGCCGGCACCTATGCGCAGCAGATCGGCGAGCAGCTCGCCGGTGCCGACACCGACCTCCTTGACAGCGGCCCAACCGGTGAACAGGACCGGCTTGCCGATACCGGCATGACCGATGCTGAGCGTGCCCGGCTCAGCGCGATTGACCGGGACATCGCTCTCGCGGCGCTAACCGCCGGGCTTGATGATGACCGGACGGCGGCCGGCCAAAAGGTTGGTCTGCTTGAGGCGGCGCTTGGTGCTGCCAGCGGCCGTGGTCTTGGTGCCGACGCGGTCCGTGGTCTTGCCGAACAGGTCAATACCGCCCGCCAAAACCTCGCCTCACTCACCGGCACCGGTGCCGGCCAGGTGAACGATAATCCGGACTTGCAGGCCCAGATCGATCAGGCACAGTCCCGCGCCCGGCTGGCCGAGCAGAACGCCGCGTTGAATCAGCGGCTGTGGGATGCGTGGAACGGTCCCGGTGACATCGGCACCGGACGGGGCGTGAACGTGACTGTCAATCAGAACATGCTGACCGGTGCCGATCCGCGCGTCGCTCTGGGCGCCGCGAGCGCCGTCGTCGCCGGCCTCGGCTACCAGGGCGGCCGTCCGCAAGCACGAACGATGGTCGGCTAGACCATGGCCGACATCCGCAAACTCGTCACCATCGACACGGCAGGCGCGGTCACGCCGCTCGCAGACCTTGAGGTCGCGGGCACATATCAGGCGGTTCGCGACACGTTCTATGTGGGCGTCCCGGACCCGCAAGCTTCGATGTCGCAGGCGCCGCGCCCGTTCGCCGGCAGCCAGGCCGTGTTCGCAACGCACAGCAACGGTGAGATCGGCTGGACCGCCCTCGTGACCGGCACGACGCGCGACCAGTGCCTGGTCAACGCCGAGAACATGGTGGCCATGATGTCCGGGGTGCCGGTGCGGCCCGGCCTTCACATCGAGTGGCGGCCGGACGGCGCAACGAACAGCACGTTCTATGAGGTGCGCGGCCCGGCGAAACTGAAACCGCAATACAGGTGGGCCCAGTTCGCCGGTGCCGGTTCGATGCTGATCGAAATCTCGGTTCCGGTCGCGCCGCTGGCACGCGGGCCGCGGATAACCCAGTCTGTCAGCGCGTTCTCGACACCGAACGTGGTGCAACTCCCAACCTCGGTCGGCGGGTCCGCACCGGCAGCGGTTGACGTGACGGTCAGCAAACCGTCCGGACCATACGGCCCAGAGTTCGGGCTGCTCGCATGGTGGCCACGGCAGGCCACACCACCGGGCGGCTACACAAGCCTGCTCGGTGTGATCGAAGCCGAAACCGGCACGTCGCTGACAGGATGGGCATCAACAGCGGGAGGTCGCGGCGGATACTCGCTCGTTGGCACCGCGTCCGGGGCAGGCACCGCATCCGCAAAATATGCGGTGGCCAGCAACGGCATTGCGGCCGGCACCGCCAGCATCGATGTGGAAATCTGGGCGGGCGTGTACACACCGGCAACTGTGAACCCGGCGATGGCCGTCCGGTTCGAGACGGCCGGCGGTGCCGGACAACCCGTCTACACCCGTGAGTGGGGACAGGGCGCCCGCCCACTCACAGCACGAACGGGAACGTGGTGGCCAACCAGGCTGGGAACAGTCAGTCTGCCGATCACCGACGTGGACCCAAAGTGGACGATGACCGTCACGATGAGCTGGCAGGCCGGATCGGCCGGCCAAGCCGGCCTCGACTGGCTCATGCTTGTCCCGGCCGCCTCCAGGGCATGCTCGCCAACAGGCGAGCTGATCGACAGCTCCTACCCAAAGTTCATGCCGACCGTTACGACCGCCATGTCCAAAACGGTCCGGTCGGATCTGTCGGGGCTGCTCACGGCAGGCGGCGTGATTGCCCCTGACAGTGGGCTGGGCGGCACGGCCTTGGAGTTCCCGACCGGCCCGGTTGACATGGGTGTTCTGCTCGCTGTCGGCCAACCCGACGGGATCGGCACGATCAACAGCCCGTTCGACTTCTACGCTGGCACCACAATGACCGTCGGCGTCACTCCACGCTTCTATCTCGTAAGGGGCCAATAGCATGCCGGTTCCGACTGTCAGGTTGAAAGCATTGGACGGGGTGTGGGAAACCTGCGGCATCGACCGAATGCCCGCGATCGTGCCAGAGTCGCTGGACCTTGGTGCGGACGGCTGGGGATCTAAGCAGGCAACGTTTGATTTGCGTCGCGATCCGGCGCAGGCGTGGCCGGATCTGTCGGCGTTCACACCGGTCAAGATTGATGTTGGCGGTGTGCCAGTGTGGTCGGGCCGGTTGTCTGAGACACCGTCGCGGGACAGCACTGACCGGGTCATGTCGATTGTGTGCGAGGGCTGGCAAGCCCACCTGGACGACGATCTCGTCGACCGAATGTGGGTTCACGATGATCTGACTGCCTGGAAGGATCTCGCGTCGCTGCCGACAACACCGCTGGGGTCCGGAACCGACAACGCTTCGACCGCGTATCGCGTTATTGCCGGTGACGGCAAACTCACCTTGTCGATTCCGAACGGGTCGCCGATGCCCCAGTACACAGGGGTAGGTGCCGTCCTTGATCTTGGTGTCGGCCGGGCCGCGAAACGAATCGTTGCTACGTGGTCCGCGACGTGGACTACCGCAAACGCCCGCCTGTACGCCAGGGGCGTCCCTGACGGCCGATTCTTCGGTGCCACCGACTACGCAGACGCGTTCACGCCAACGCTGACGGCCGGCCCGACGACGAGCGCCGGGAACCTCGGCGCAGGCTACCGGTACATCGTGCTCGTCCTGTTCTACTCCGGGGCGACCGGGGTTGCAGGCCAGGACGTGAACGTGCCGTTTACCTCGATAAAGGTGTTCGGTGAGACCGCGTACGAGTCCGGCAACCAATCCGCACTCAAAGCGTCCACGGTCATCGCGGACGTGATCGACAAGGGCACCGTCATGTTGGCCGCCGATCGCACCGGCATTCAGGCCACATCTTTCAACATTCCAGAACTCGCGCCGGCAGATCCGCAAACACCCAGAGAGCTGATCTCGACCGTGAACGGCTGGCACAACTGGCAAGCCAAGATTGATGTTGACCGCCGCCCAGTGTTCCGGCCGCAACCGGCCCGCCCAAAGTTCACGGTTGGTGACTGGTCGGCGATCGAGTTGCAGGACAGCTCCCAGAACTCCGGCCAAGACATCTACAACCGGGTGATCGTCACGGGCACCGATCCGGCAGGCCAGCCCGTAAAGGTCGCAAGGTCCGGCGCACAGGCTCAGGCGTCCCGCCTGTTCGAGCAGACCGATCTCGTGCTAGCGAATCCGTCGTTTGATACGAACACGGCGTCGTGGACAATGAACTCGGGTCTTGGGTTCACGCGCACGACCGCGGCCGGAACCTATGACAGTGCGCCCGGCGCGGGCGCACTCGTCATCTCTACCGGTTCTCCGGGCCGCGTGTCGGCAACAATGTCCGGCACGGCGGTCGCCGGCCGCACATACCAGATCACATGCCGCGCGAAGATCACAGGTGGAACCGCCGGATTCTGGCTCATGGCCACCGGCAGCCCTAACCCGCCGACAAGTTCGCCGATCATCGGGCTCGGCGGAACGTGGCTTACCAGCACGTTTCTGTGGACACCACCGGCGACTGTGACAAACCCGGTCTTGACAGTCCAGGCGACGTTCAGTGGTGGCGGGTCCGAAACCGTGTATTTCGACACGCTCATTATCCGGCGGCTTGTCGCGTCGCTGGTGGACCGCCGCGACTTCGCGCGCACCCAGCAACTACAGGTCGGGTCGGTGCTGCCATCCGACGAGGTGGCAGCAGCCGCAATCGGCGACACATGGCTGACACAACACGTGTCAACACCGTTTCGGGGAACCCTGACCGCCACCGGACCACAGGCCATAAGGGACAGGCTGACCGGCCTACCGGTCAGCCCAGCCCAACTACTGTCGGAAACCGGTGAACTCATTCACTTCTCGGATCGCATCGACCCGGACACCGGCGGCATGGGCCGCAACGGCCGAATCGCATCAGTGTCATACAACCCGGCCACCGATGTCGCAACCGTCGCGCTCGATAACAACCGGGCGGACTTCGACGCTTTGATGGCACGCCTCGCGATCACAGGAGGCCGGTAGCTTGTGTCGAGCGTTCACACCGCAACGGATGTGGGAGTGCGTGGACCTGACCGAAGCACTTGTAGTCAGGGTGATCGCGCCGCTGTCAGCAACCGGCATGTTGGTCGTGTTGGCAGCAACAGGCACTCTGAACGAGAAGTCCGCGCTCGCGCTGCTCGCAGTGCTGGCCGGTTCCCACGCACCCATCCGGCGCGGTGGAGGGCCCGGCAAGTGACCGGGTGGGCACACCGCCACCGGCTACACCGACCCTGGGCGTATGTGTGGCTTGCGGCGGTTTGGCTGCCGGTAATCGTCTACCTGGTCTGGGGGCGGTGAATCAGGTGTCCGACACTGATTGGCGGCGGCGCGCACAGGTTGCCGAGCAGCTCGTCGCCGCACTCGACGAGGTGCTTGCCGGTGAGCGATCATTGGACGACGAGCTGACCGGCCGTCTTGACGCGGTGCTCATGTTGCGAATGCAAGACCGATTGGCGGGCCGGCGGTGATGCGTGCCTCACGGGTTCTGCAACCGGTGCGCCGCTCCTGGGTGCTCGCTTGGCTGATGATTGTGCTCGCACTCTCCCTGTGGGCGGCTTGGTCAGCGTCGAACGCCGATGAGCACGCCGACCGTTTGGACCAGGCCCGTGCCACCCGCCTGTGTTTGCAGCAGACGGCGTTGATCGCGCGGATCAATCGGGAGGCGACCGATCAACTGATTGATCAGTGGTCGACGGTTGAGCGGCTCGAGCCGCTGATCGCCAAGTCAACGGGTGAGGTGAAGGGCGCGTTGATTCGGTCTTTGGCTGCGGCCCGCTCAAGCCTTGACCGGCGGCTCGATGACGTGCCCGCGGGCGAGTACCCGCGGGTGTTGGATCAGCTTCAGATGGGCCAGCAGGTCGTGCCACCGGTCGAGTTCGTGCCGGTGCAGGTCTGTACGACCGTTGCACGCTGAATACCTGATCGACCTTGGAGGTCGCAATGAACAAGGCTGCTCTAACAGCGTCGCTCGCCCTGTGGCGCAGACGGCATCGTTGGAACCTGCGGATGCGTGAGCGTGCCCGCAAACGTGGTGACGAGAAGGCGGCGCGCCGGTATGGCACTCGTCTCGGCGTCGCCGTAAACATCATAAACCGGCGGAAACAGCAGCTCGCCGACCTCGAACTCAAGACCATGTCCGGGGCGGAGCGCGCGATCCGCTGGGCCAACCAGCAGGTCGGGACCGTCGAGCAGACCGGCCAGAACGACGGCCCGAAAATCCTTGATTGGCAGCGCTGGACAGCCGGTGGTGACCGTTGGCTTGACCGGGCACCGTACTGCGGCATCGGCTGTGCAAACGCGTGCATCCGGCATTCGACAGTCGTGGCGCCGGAGCGGGGCCGGTGGGCATCCGTTGCTCTGATCGAGGACGACGCCCGCGCCGGCCGCAACGGGTTCGCCGGATGGTCCGGCGACCCGAGAACAGCGAAACCCGGTGATCTCGTCGTGCTGTACGGCCGCGGCGTGCATGTTGAGCTTGTGCGGCGCCGCACCGACCTTGCGTTGGAAACCGTTGGGTTCAACACGTCACCCGGCATTGCGGGTTCGCAATCGAACGGTGGCGGTGTTTGGCGGCGTACCCGCCCGTTCGACCAGGTCCACGGCATCGCCCACGTCAACTACAGGAAGTGAAAACCATGACCGAGACTCCCGCGTCAGACGACATGCTCGCCCAGGCACTCGAGCACGCCGACCTCACCGCCGCACCCGTGGCGGGCCCGCACCGGCCGGACATCACGCCCGCCCAGATCATTGCCGGTGTGCCGGTGGTCGCGAACCTGCTCGCCGCGTTCGGTGTGTACACACTGTCGGCCGGCCAGCAGGCCGCGTTGACCGACACGTTGACGTGGGCGCTGGCGCT